TACTTGATAGTCTTTTTATTTTGTGTTATATATATTTATATCTAATTGTATATTTATGCCTCAAGGAAGACCTAAAACTGATGATCATACAAAAATGATGATTAATTTTACTGAAAAAACAGCAGATAAACTTAGAGAGAGAAAGGAAAAAACTGGGTTACCTGTTTCTTGGCAAGTTAGAACTGCTGTTGATAAGTACTTAGAGGATAATGATTAATTTATATTTACATTTTCTATAGGACTATTTGACTTAACTATATTTCGTATTTCTATTTTGTTTGGATTACAATTACTATGACCAATTTTGTCATATTCAGCATTTATTAAATCAATAAAAATAAGTTTTAATCTTTTTATTGGTTGTTCTTTTGTAAAAGAAAGATAGAAAAAATAAGTAAAACCTTCTTCGTCAGGGAGATAACTTTCATATCCATCTTGCCATTCAAATCCTGATATTTGGTAATAAATCATTTTTTAATCTCCATATAAGGTGTTTTAGTTTCATATAGATCTTTATTATGATCCCACCAAAGATCGATCATATATTTTTGATCACCGAAAAAATAACCTCTATCTGATTCTCTACATTCTTCAATGTAAAACTCTATAAAAGGTTCATAATAATCTGGGTTTAGATTATTATCTTTAGCTAATTCTTTAGCAGCATCAGAACAATGCTCTTCAAACTTTTCATTGATATAGAAATTGTCATTCTCTTCTAAAGTTTGCTGTTCTAGTGGGTTGTCAATCATTGTAATTCTCCTAAAAAATCTTCAAATTTTTTCATTACAGCTTTTTGATTCTCTTCAGCTTCATGTGCAACTGAAGGTAATTCTTGTGCATTTGGTACGCATTGAAAAGCTTTTGTAATTGCTTTACTAACTACTTCTAAATCTTTAGTAGTTCTTATAAAAGAAATAACCATATCAAAATCTTCTTTAAGATTGATACTTGCAATTTCTAAATCTTTTTTTGATTTGTAGTTCATTTTCGTTAGCGAATTTTCGTGTATGTTATTTTTTAATGAAGTATTTAAGTCTATCTTCATATTTTTCGATATTGGCTAATGTTTCAGCATCTTCATTATCTTCGTAATCATCACAATACTTATCGTATTGCTCCATATTACGATTAAACATTCTTTGAACTAAATCTTGTTTAATTTGAAATTCAGATACTATTTCTAGCTTCCGATCCTCTTCCCAAGAGACTATATCAGGTTCA